CATAGATGATAAATACCAATGTAATGTATTTTTAATAACTAATGAAATTTTTAAAGAAATATTTGGAAGTGATATATCCGATTTTTTAAATTCATTAACAAAAAAAGTACAGATAGTTTCTTCAAAAAGTTTAGATTATTTTAAGAAGCTTCGTAGCGTTTCTACTGAGCTTATGATGTTAAATTCATTTTATATTACACCAGAAGAATATATAAGCATGAGTGATTTGCCTTTGAAACTTATAAAAAATATATTAAACGATATCTCAAAAGAATGTGATAAAAATAAGATAATAAAGCTTAATATGTGGCAAATTATTAATGACGAAGTGGGGAATCTAATATATTTTTTAGGGCCAAAGATGAAAGAAGATAATAATAGCTTGTGTACGTTATATACCATTACAATGGCAGATACTACCATCTTCTCTGTTAAACCACAAATACAAAAATTTAATATGACGTTCGAAAACTTGACATTAAAATTAAAAGAATATTAAGATGAAATATATATTTATAATAAAAGGCGTTAAAAACTGTGAAGCACTGAAGAATAATATAAATAAAGAATCTGATCTAGTAATTAAAATTGATCTGTGGGATAAAAATGATACTATGTATTGTATTTATGACGATACAAATAATCAGATATCTTTTTATAATAAACTATCGGTAGAAAAAGTATTTTCTTATCCAGCTTTTTGTTTTGGAGCATCATCACTAAGTTCATTAGATTTTTTCCTATTAGTGGGATATATAAGAAATTTTTTTGGCCTAACAACGAATATATCTTCTAGCGAATCTTATGGTAATATTGTTGATATTAGTATATTAAATTCAGAGGAAAAGAAACAATTCAACGAGACACTAAAGGGATTTAACATTTCAAGTCCTTTAAATATCTCTAGTGCAAGTAATTTAGGTCATGGGATGTATTCATTCCTTATGAATGGTTTTCTCTGTGAAGATATTAATTTCTCAAAAGTCATATTTAACTATTCACTTAGCTCTAAAAGTAAGTCTACTATTTATGATTTTAAGGTTACAAGTCTTAGTAATGTGCCAGCTAAAATTGTTGATTTCGACAGTTTCTTTGGATGTCATATAAAGGATTTTATGATTGCTATGAAAGAGCATGATATTAAAGACCATATAAAAGAATCTTTAATACATAGAACATATATGAAGTCAAATGGTAAGTTAATATTAGATATCAACAAATATCAAAAAGAGCTAATTATAATAAAACACAAAAAAGACACCATAGCATTACAATATGAGGATTTTCTTTTAGCTGTTGACTCTTCAGCAAAGCTAATGAATAATATGCTAAAAGAGATTTCGATAAGTCACGGATATGGTTGTAGTTTGTTATTTTCAAGTGATAAAATGTTATTTGATGTAAACAAGAAAATTATCTATACTCCGAATATATTTGAATTGTTACCCTATAGATATGATTTACTAAATGGAAGATCTTATTGACGTTGATTTTAATTTTATTATTTATGCAGGATTAAAAGCTGGATTATCAGTAGAAGAAACACTGGTTTTAGCTAGTGAGATAGGGTTGATAAAAGGAGTTAAAATGGGGAAAAATCTGGGAGTACTTGTGGACCTAGAGCACAAAGGATTAGTGAAAGTGGATTATTGTACTCCTATAGGTCAACGAGAAAAAATCATAGGTACTCCAGAGGCATTAAAAATCTTTAGAAAAGAGAAGAAAGATAATCCAAAGTTAGCTTCTGAACTCCGCAAATTATTTCCTGTAGGTATGAAAGATAACAGGTGGCCGTGGAGAAGTTCTACTTCTATGGTATGTGGAAAACTAAATCAGTTTAATAAGATTTATCCAGATATCACAGATGAGGAGATATTACAAGCAACGAAAGATTATCTTGAAAAATTTGATGACTCTGGGAGATCTCTTTTGGTAAATTTTATAGTAAAAGATCTCCCTGATGAAACGCATAAAAGTATTCTTGCCGACTGGGTGTATATGAACAGAGATGAAAAGAAAAGTGAAGTCAAAAAACGAAATATCTACGAGATTTAGTTGCATAATTGCTTAATTTTTAGTATCTTTGTAATACAATTAACTATTGAGAGTAATGTTAAAATTGTATTATGGGAGAAGCAAAAAAATTGTTGTATGAAGAGACAGTCAAGAAACTTAAGGAAAATAAGAACAAGAGGCTCTTAGGGGAAAGCTTAGCAATCCCCTGGAGTCTTCCTCGTCTATCAAGAGTATTACCAGGAATAGAAGCAGAAAAGATAGTTGTAGTTACGGCATTACCAAAAGCTGGAAAATCACAGTTAGCAAACTTTCTCTACGTATTTCAGCCTATTGATTATCTTTACGAACATCCAGAATGTAACTTAGATCTCAAGATATTCTATTTCTCATTGGAGATATCTAAGGAAGCAATAATGAGACTTGCTATGTCATATAGGTTATTTACTAAATATGGCGTCATAGTATCTCCACCGAAGTTATTATCTAAGTTTAGTGGATATATCTTAGACGATCATATAGAAAAACTTATAGAAATCGAAGCCCCATGGTTTAAATTTTTGGAGAGTAAGTTAGACCTCAATGATGAGATAAGACATCCTACGGCAATATTTAAATACTGCAAGGAATGGTTTGATGCCAACGGTACTTGGACTCATAGAGTTATTAAGATTGATGGCGAAGATAAGACTATCAGAGATAAATATACTCCCAATGATCCTAATCTAATTGTTGAAGTTGTTACTGATCATATTAGTCTTCTTTCATTAGAGGCACAACTAAATCAAAGGGAGACTATTGGCAGGTTTTCTTCTGATTATTGTCTTTATCTTAGAGATAAATATAAGGCTAATGTGGTATTAGTACAGCAACAGGCTCTTGAGGGTAGCCAACAGCAGTTTACTAATACTGGAAAATCTATCATTGATAAGTTAAAACCAGATATTGGCAATCTTGCAAATAATAAGGAAGTCAGCAGAGATGTAAATCTTATGATAGGACTCTTTAACCCATTTAAATTTGGTATCTCTAGTTATAACTCATATGATATTGATAGATTACAAGACAACTATAGGGAGTTATCTATAATGCTAAATAGAGATGGCGAGTCAAATAAATATATTAGCCTTTATTTTGAGGGAGCAAGTAGCTTTTTTAGGGAATTACCACGATCTGATGAGATACAGGAAAATCACTATGTGGCTATTGAACAGTTAAGAACTAAAGTAATATAATGGAATTACCAACAGGTAAAATATCAAAATCAAAGATTGATCCACGGTTGCTGATTATCGCAGGATTTCAAAAGTCAGGAAAGACAACAGCATTGGCAGAGCTTGAAGACAACCTTATTATAGATCTTGAAGGTGGTACTGACTATCTTAATGCCATGAAAGTAAGGGTTAACAACTTACAAGATTTTGTAGATTTAGTAAAGTTACTTCGTGAGCGTGAAGTAAAATATCGTTATGGTACCATAGATACAGCCACAAAAATGGAGGATATTGCTATGGAACTGGCAGCTATTAATTATCGTAAAACACCAATGGGTAAACGATGGGAGGGTGCTGCAAGAGATATCATTAATCTTGAAAAGGGTGCTGGCTATGGATATCTAAGAAATGCCGTACAAGATCTCATTAACTGGATAAGCCCATTTTTTTCAACTCTTATATTAGTATGTCATATTAAGACATCATCCATTTTAAAAGATGGTGAAGATCTGGCTATGATAGATGTGGATCTCACTGGCAAGATAAAGACTATGGTGGCCTCTGAAGCCGATGCTATTGGTATTTTCTATAGAAAAAAGAATAAATCTATCTTGTCTTTTAAAGGTGACGAATCCTTTATGGCAGAAGCAAGACCCGATCATCTCAGAGGTAAGGATTTTGTTATCATAGAATCAGATAAGGATAATAATCTCACCATAGACTGGAGTCAAATTTTTATTCAAGAAGGTGTTTAAATCGTAAATAGTAAATCAATAATATGAATTTTAGTACAAGAGGAGTCGATACCACTGAAAAAAGTGGTAGTAAGTATCTTGCCTATGGAATCAATAAGGCAAAAATTGTGGGTATTGAGGTTCAGAAATCTCAAAAAAGTGAAAGTGTCAAGATTGAGATATCCCTGGAAGGAGAGCCAATCAAAGACGCGAAATTTGAAGGAGTGAATGGTGGAAGAGGTAAGGTGGGTAAGATGTATACTTTCTGGCTCACTAAAGATAAAGACTATCAGAGCTTTCTTCGCCAGATAGGTATTATAGCCGATAAGCTTGGTGTCAGAAGTCAGGTGGATGAGATCAGTGTAGATGGTATCGGTGATTTTGAACCTTTCATGAAACAGGTAACACCACTTCTTACTGGTAAGTTTCTATGGTGGAATATCGGAGCAGAATATTGGGACGAACATAAATATCGTCTTCAGATGCTTAAATATGCCTTTGTAAAAGCACCATCCGAAGTAGATGAATCAACAATTGTAAGGGATAAAGGTATTGTAACGTCAATCTCTCTTACCTCTGGTGAGCCAGGATTGATATTTGATGTTAAAAATAAATACCATCTCAAGACTTTTGAGAAGCCAAGTACTGATGGCGTTGCTGGTAGTGCTTCATCATTCGCTGCAACAGGTAGTGGTAATGCCATTAACACGTTATTTGACATTCCCAAAGAGCCAGTCAACGATCTCCCATTTTAATTTTTAATTTATGATTTTAACAACACGACCTCCAGTGAGCAAGGAATTGCTCCTGGAGAAAGTGTCTGAATTAGATATATTTAGGTTATTCTGTAGAGATTTTAGTAAGATAGGTAAGAAATTTAAGTCTCCGATATTGGTAGAAGGAAGACCTAATGTAGGTAAGGAAGCAGCAGTGATATTATGGAAGGCATCAAAAAGTTTAGTCTTCTATGATTTTAGATTGGGAAAAAGTTTTAACTGCATTAATTTTGCTATTCTTATGACTGGATTAAGTTTTGCTGATGTCATTCAATATCTATCCAAGAGATTTGGGCTAATGGATGGCACCTGGACTAAGATACGTCAAGCACCCATTCATAATGAGGAGACCATAGAAAGAGCAGCCCTTCCGTGTATTATAACCGTTAAATACGAAAGCTGGAAAAAGGAGTCTTTAGACTATTGGCTTCAATATGGCTGGAAACCTTTTATGTTAGATCTTGCTAATATACGACCTATAGAAAAATTTTGGTTAGCATATAATTCAGACAAAAGAATTGAATATGATAGGACTAAAATAGGTCATATTTCTTTTACATATGATTTTTTCAAGGTAGATAATATCTTTAGACGTAAGATTTATTGTCCGCTAACAGATAATAAAAATCTCAAATGGAAAAATAATACGAATAAGGGAATAATTCAGGCATTAAACACCATTGATGAACATATTGACACGCTATATCTCACTTCATCTATGAAGGACTGTGGTCCATATTGGACACTGTTAGGTCATCCCTGTGCTATAGCACCTAATTCAGAGAGTACGCTATTATATCCCGATCAAGTAAGGATGATGAAGCAGATGTCTGACCATCAAGTAATATGGTATGATAATGATGCTACTGGACGTTTCAATGCATTAAAACAAGCCAATTTATATGGCTTTGAGGCACGATGGAATCCTATGGGATCACCAAAAGATCAAAGTGACTATGTAAAGGAAAGGGGATTAAGGGAATTCAAAAAGTTAATAATATGAAAAATAAAGTAGTGTGGATAAGTAACGGATCGCAAACTAAAGAATCATCTCTAAATAAATATCTGGATGATGGTTGGATAGTAAAGTTTATGCAAGCTCAAGATGGAGCGAATGGACTGTGTGATGGAATAATGTATATACTTGAAAAAAATGATTGATTTAAGAAAGTTTTTCAATACTATTGAAAATACCAATAGGGCTACATTCGTAGTTATGATAAAATGGGAATCAACTAATGGCCCTCAAATTCTAGATTTAGATTCAGAAGATATTGCGTATCTCAAAAAGAAATATCAACCACTTCTAGAAAAACAAATAGAGCGCGAAATTGCCATAAAAAAAGAAGAATTAAATCAAATTAAACTTCAAATTAAATTAAAATCATAATGAAAACAATCGCTTATGCTATTTTAAGTTTGCAATTATCAAAATGATATCTTTTCATTAGCCCAACGGCACCTTCTTTTCCGCAATATGGACATGTGCATCTTTTTTTAGGAACTCTAAGCTTGGCTTTAAATTCTTCGGAATGTTTTTTGCCTTTGTTTGCCTTACCTCTAGTATTTCCGAGCTGTGCTAGTCCAATCTTCATGCCATGATCTTTAGTTTTAGGCTTATTTTTGTTACCTTTTGCTCTAGTATTACCAAATCCTGCGCCACCTTGACCTCCTGGAAGAACATTTGTAAGATTAAAGCCTTTTTCTTTTAAGATTTTGATCGTGGAAATTTCTGCGTCAAATACTTCTTTTTTGGATTTATACTCACCTAATTTTATCATAATAGGTGAAATTTCTTGATTAATCAGTGAATTGATCCAATGATTCTTGTGCGAATGCTTTTGGCGAGAATAAAAAGCTAGATGCTGATGCATTCTTTTTTCTAGATCATATGTGATTCCTATATATCTATAGTTTTCTGGTGTTCTAGGATCTGAAAGAGCATAAATATAATACATATTATAAATTTTAATTGCAAATATAATAAATTTTTAACTTAAAAACAATAGAATAAATGAAACTAATAGCTTGTTATGGTTCGTTAAGAAAAGGTATGGGAAATTCAGGTCTCATACGTAATGCTAACTTTGTATCAGAAGAGGTAGTAGAGATACCATATGATATGATTGACATGGGATCTTACCCTGGGCTCATACATTCTGAGAATAGAAATAAGATAAAGATAGAAACATATCTTGTTGACAGCCCTACATATATTAGGGTAGAACACTTAGAAGGATATCCACATTTCTATGATAGGATAGGCATTGACACAAGCCATGGTATGGCAGATATATATTTTCTACCTAGAGGCGGATATAGAAGTACACCTTTGGTAAAGAAAAATGAAAGAAACGAATATGATTGGACAGAATATTTAAGAACAAAACATTCAAGAGATTATGCAAATTAAATTAGAAGTCTGGGAAAAAAATCCTATGGCAGGTAGGCTATCACAGCCTACCTTTCTTAGGTCTCATTTTATTGATGCCAACTATCTTCATCATATTGAAGATGCAGTGATTAATATGCGTGATAGTGCTGGAGATAAATATAATATCCCCCGTAGTAATGATAATTTTCGACATGAAAAAGATTTTGATTTTGTATCTCCATTGGGAGGAATAATAGTTTCAGATATATATAAACCTTTATAAACAAATCAAATGTATAGTGTAAAATTAAGAAGTATGAATCCATCTGCTAGGCAGTTGAGAGGTATGTTACATACAGTAAAAACAAATCATCCATTTTTAGTTAGATTAGGAAGTAGAACACCTACTACGGAGATTTTTAGTAGAATATCAGGAGTGAGAGAACTGAATTCTATTGAATCAATTGAGAATAGCAGGAGCAAGCTTAGGATGCGTGATTGTTTCGAAAAAGCAGAAGTTTCTATGGCTAGTGGATTTACTAACGTACCAAATGTAGCCTTAGACAAAGAAGTGAAATTTCCTATTCTAATTAAACGAGACTATGGATCTAAAGGTCGTGGAATGGAAAAAATTGATACCAAAGAAGATCTTGATAAATGGCTTAAGAAAAATAACTCTACAGGTTTTTATGTTGAAGAATATAAAGACTATGGTAAAGAATATAGGCTTCATGCCACACAAAACGAGGTCTTTCTATCTTGGAGAAAAGTGAGACGTTCTGATGCAGAACAAAAGTGGTTTTTTAATTCCACAAACTGCAACTGGTTAAATGAAGGTCATGAGAACTTCGAAAAACCTAAAGCTTGGGATCTTATGTGTCAGCATGCTGTTAAAGCTATGAGGGCAACTGGTCTGTCTATAGGTGCAGTGGATATAAGATGTAAAAAAGATGCTAAAACGGAAAATGATTTTATCGTCTGTGAAGTTAACAGTGCACCAGAACTAGGTGAAGTAGGAACGGTAGAATATTTTAAAGTATTAAACAAAATAATCAAGGAAAATGATAGCAAATAGCATGATCTTTAATGAAATGTATGGTAATAATTATAACAAATATCTTTCTGTACAAGGTTGTAGTGAATATCCAGCACATGATCATCATTATATATGTTATAAGAGTCTTGGTCTTCCATTATTCTCCTCGTATATCAAAAATAATCCAATAGATAATAATCTCATTGAATTGTTTGGGAAGGAATATAGTAAAAAAGATCATCTACAAAACTATATAAAGCTAATATTAGAAATTTTAGAGCCATTAAATGTTTATTCAAAGGATAAGAAAAATGGAATGCTTTTCGAGCCATATGTATTATCAGATTTTCTTGAAGATATTGAAAAAAATAACAAAAGAGGTAATATACTAACTAAGACTTTTTCTGCTGATAATAAATTACTAACTCTAAAGGAGGGGTATATGGGAGATATGACTATAGATAACGATCCAAATTTTCTCATAGGGATAAAAACCAATGCAGAAGAGATAAGAAAAATATCTAAAACTCTAAGTCGTAGTGCAGCTTCTTATCCAGAAAGATGCAGAAAAGTGCAAATTGCCCATACAGCTTTACGGTTAGTCTATTCTCAGGGATATATCATCCCATTATTAGCTGTAAAACTATGGAAAGATTATAAATTGTCTGCTTGGGATTCTATGTGGCTAGCATATAAAATTAAATATGGTATTTATACTGGTTCCAGTGACTATGGTGATTGGTATACCATAAACGAAGGATATTGTACACACGAAACATTCATAAAGAGATTTTTTACTCCTACTCTTAACGACTCCGTGATGTCACATTTTACCCCAGAAAAAAATGACTTAGAGACATTTTATAATATATCACCATTAAATAATAATATACTTACGTCAAGTAACATATTAAAGAAGATTGATAAAAATTATTATGGTTCTAATAGCGGAGGAAATTTAATTCCTAAATCATTTATTAAGTTTTTCCAAAATCCTGAGTCACAAAATATAATAACAGAGATTGTGGAAAATGCTCATGATAGTATATCTGTTGATAGTGTAAAGATATTTTTTAAATTCGTAAATAAACTATTTCATTCTACAGTTGTAAAAGTTAAATACGAGGGTGTTATATATCCTAAAAGTCGTCTACAGAGAATTATCTTCAAAGATGAAAACGAAGTGGTGTTAAGCGTACTAAAAACAAGTAAATTCATAGACATATGTTAAAATTTTCAATAGGTAGTGATCCTGAAGCTTTTATAATCAATAATAATAGCGGGTTAGTAGTCTCAGCAAAGAGATTCACTTATGGCACAAAAAGTGAACCTGAGGATATGCTTGATGGATATGCATTGTTAAATGATAATATACTCATTGAGGGAAATGTTCCACCAGCTACAAATAAATATGAATTTTCACGTAATATGTTTGTTTTGTGGAATATGATGGAAGGTAGAGCAAAGGAGAGAGATGCTCATCTTCATAATACAGATCATATGACCATTAGCGAAGCATTATTGGCAACCCCAGAAGCTCAAGAATTTGGATGTTCCTCATTTAGAGATGCTTGGAATGAATTAGTGGAAATACAAACACCGCAATTAAATGGCAATAATCGTCCTGCTGGATGTCATATTCATCTTGGGTTTGATATGGATCAAAAGAGTACTGAATTTCTTATGGCTGTAGTACGTGCATTTGATATGTTTTTAACTATTCCTGCAATAGAGAGAACAGGAATGAATTACAGAACAGATAATTTGTACGGTATCCTTGGTGCCTGTAGATTAACTTCCTATGGTGTAGAATGTAGATCTTTAGGTGGAACATTTTTCAATCCTAAATATTTTGAATGGATATATGAAAATGTAGAAAAAGCAGTTAATTTCGCTGATGAATTTCAAGATAAATTAATTAAACTTCCCAATATTTACACATATATTGGATCAGAAAGGATAAAAACAGTAAAAGAATATTCAACAATGTTTAACCAAATAAAAGAAACAATATATGTGCGGGATCTTCGCTTGGTCAGCTAAAACTAAAGATAAATGGACTCCACTAGCTAAATTTAAATTTTCTATCTTAGGTATGGAAATGGATGCTAGAGGAGGTGACGGATGTGGAATAGCATGGGATGGATATATCAGAAAGTCAGAAGCAATAAAAAAGTTTGATGATTTTTGGAGAACAGAGAATAATGTGCCATCTAAATTAGAGTTTCCATCTATAATGGGTCATGACAGAAAAGCTAGTGTTGGAGGAAAGACATACGATAATACCCAGCCTATATTCTTCGAAGGCACTAAAGATGATCCTATTTGTTCTATATTATCACATAATGGAACATTATATAATCATAAAGAATTACTTAGAAAATATAATGCCCAAAAAGGATATGAAAGTCAGATAGATACTATGTCTGACAGTCAGATATTAACATTATTAATAGAAAAAGTAGGATGGAAGATACTTAATGAATATGTAGGAACAGCATCTATCATATATATGCATGCAGAAGAGCCAGGAGCTATGTATATCTATCATGGACATTCTCCTAATGTAAAAGATGGAAAAATAGAATCAGAAGAGAGACCATTATATTGTGCAGAAGAAGGTTCTCAGATATGGTTCTGTAGCACACAGAATGCACTGGAGAAAATTGTTGCTGATAAAAAACTTATTACTGAAGTACCATGTAATATCGTCTTTAAAATTGTAGGCACTGATATTAGAGAGATATATAAAGTTGATAGAAGCAAGGCTCATCAATATGAATATGGAGAGACAAAAAGATGGTACGCCTGTAATAATAGTCCTAATACATATAACAAAAAATCTTATAATAATAACTTAGTAGAAGTAGATACTGAATTATGGACAGAAGAAGATTCTCCATATACTAATGGTTATTCAGGCTCTCACTATTGGGATGAAGATGGGAATATGCGGATAATAAAGAAAAATAAAGACACAAGAAGCTTATTACCCAAGGTTGTACCATTATTAATGGATCTAAAAACAGATAAGATTCTAGGACCATATAAAAGTGTATATTGGAATGGTGGATTATGGATGGATAACGAAGACAACCTACTTCACGGACAAGTAGCTATATTTGCCAATGGAAGAATTGGTGATTCATCATTAAAAGAAGGATATACTTTTTATTTTTGGGAAGGTAATCTAATGAAAGGAAGAGATGAATATGTAGAAGCATACAGACTGAGAGCCATTGATCCTAAAAGACAGGATTTTGGGATATATCTTCAAGTGTCAAAGAGTTCTTTTGCTATGCCATATATTATTCCATCTAAATACAATGGTGATCCTAGGTTAATATTTTCTCCAGATAAAGGTGTTCAATATCAAGGTATTATAACCCCAGCATTTTCCACCAAGAAAATACAATTTTCTGATGGTAAACCAGTATGGATTGTAGAAAATAATGGATGGACAGGTATTGAGGAAATATCTAAATTCTCTGATCCTTTTCCAAATGAGTTGGCGGATATATTAGAGAAAATAAATAACCCTACTCAAGCGGAAGATATTGATCCAGAAAAGGTAGAATATGAATGTCCTTCATGTATGGGTTCAGGATTTATCCAGGCTTGCACATGTCCTGATTGCCAAGGAGAATGTTATGTTTCTTTTAAAACTATCGAGGAGATGTCAAAAGATAAAAAATTCCTTATGGATAGAATGAATGTCTTAGCAGAAGAAGCTCAATTATCTAATATGGTACATGAAATTGTTGACTATGGAGTAGAAGTATTGGAGGAACCAGAACAGATGGAACATAGTGTTCATGTTTTAAATCAGTTTAAGCAAATCAAAGAAATACTAGAAGATGGAAGATATAATAGTGACGTACAACGGTAAGAGTGAAAAAAGGAAAGATTGTGTTTTCATAAGAGGAAAATATTATCATAAGAATAATGATTGTTTTTTCTTTAATGGGATATATTATTCACCCTTTAGTAGATATTTGGTATTAGACAATGAAACTGGTAAAAGAATCCATAAAGAAAGTAAGGCGATGAATTTTGGCGTTATTAATCATAACGATAGCACTTTCAACCTTGGATATTATTCTTCTAATATTTCAAAAAATGGATTTCTATACCTTCCTTCTGAGTTAGATAAGAAAGATGTTGACACTATTCTACAGCAAATCAATGAGGCTAATGATGGTAACTTCACTAATAAGAAGATATCGCAAAGAAGAACAGAAGAAACATCCCCTTCTTATGTTAGACTTAGTCCAGAAGATCCTTGGAATTTTGTACCATCAGAAAGAGAGGGTGAGGCAGATATTATATCTACATCTGATATGAGACGTAGGGCTAATACTAGAGTTGTTGCTGTTGATCTTAGAAATTATCCAATATCTCCTGAAGAAACAGAAGAATCCAGAATGAAATCGAAAATAAATTTAATTTCTGTTCCTTGTATGGATGTTGTAGAATTCATTAAATATGGTATGAAACAATGTCTCAATTCTGACTATTTATGTACTGAAAATGACATAAAAATATATAATAAATTATATAGACCAACATTTAATTCAATATCTGCAATTAATCCATATAGTTTTCCATTGAATTATAATTGTGAAGGTTTGTTAGAATTATTTACAGAATGCAATAAAAATAATAAATATCCTGTAAGTACGAAAATGGACATTCTTTCCGAACATCTATACAATTTTACTTATGGAATAGAATATGAATCTTGGAATGGTAGAATACCCACATGGGAAACAGCGCGTTGTGGATTGATTCCCTTAAGAGATGGAAGTCTAAAACATGATGGATATCAAGGATATGAATATGCTACCATCATTATGTCAGGACCTACTGGTTTGTCAATGATAAAATCTCAATGTGAAGCATTATCTAAGTATACTATATATAATGAAAAATGTAGTATGCATATTCACGTTGGGAATATTCCTAAAACACCAGAGAATCTTGTTAGATTATATAAAGCTTTTTATAGTATTCAATCTTCTATCTATGCTTTATTTCCTTCTTGTTTAATGAATACTGCCGACTATAAACAAAAGAATTATTGTTCTCCACTACCAAAATTAAAATTTGACAAGAATGATATCGTTAAATTTCTTAGTGATGGTAATGAACTTTATGATTCTTTTGGTAAGCCTCATCCCAGAGATAGGAGTATGACAAATAAGTGGAACATTAACTCCAGATATCATATAGTAAACTTTAACAATTTTTATTATACTAACAGAGGTACCGTAGAACTAAGAATTTCCACTCCTACGTTTAACAAAGATAAGATTGTTATCTTATTAATGATAATATGTGAAATAATAAATTCTGCTTTAAACGATAAATGTTATACTGATGTTATAACTTTAGTAAAAGAACGTTTT